CCAAGGTTGCCGGCCCTAGCTTCCTCGGGGCCAAGGTTGCCGGCCCCCGCAAGACCCGGTGGCTCCGAAGCTTCAGTCGCAGCCGCAACAACAGGAGCCCGTTCTTCAGGTACTGCTGCTGCTACAGCCGCTGCCTCTACTGCTCCCGCAGGAGCATCCGCAAATCGGTATTGTGACTGAGCCTCCTTCAAATCCTCCCGATAATCCGGGTTATACAGGAAACCTGCTCCACCACTCGTAATCATGAAACAACTCTTTGACCCGTGCTCTAAAGCATTTAGCAAACAATCAATCGCCGATGATTTCATAATATCAAACATTTGTTCACTCAAGCGACGCTTCGTCATCATCAGTGTGTAAATAATTTGGTCCGTTGTTAAACCCTTATCCCGCAAAGAGATAGACTCATCCACTTTCCGATCACGCTTCTGCTGCTCTGAAAACTTCATTATGTAAGTGAAAACATCAACAGTTCTTTCTGCTTGAGGTAGATCTTTATGGGAGCAAATACGAACAGCACGACCCTGTACTTGTTCCAAACGCACATAGTTCCAGAATGGCTCCATCATGTGAACCTGCCGGACATTCTTGAGCGAAATACCCTCAGCACCAGATTGCGTAATCATAAACATCCGGCAAATCTTGCCTCCAAAGTTATTAGGATTTCCACCAGTCAAAGCACGGAGCTCTTCCTTCTTACGCAGTGATGCGGGAAACTTTTTAAAGTCCAAGTTGAAGATGTCTAGCAGAATCTTCTTCTTCTCAGCCGGCTCATCTCCAGTGTACAAGATATAACGCTCCTTACCCTTATTCTCGGGGGCCTTAACAGCATCTGCTAGAATCCATCCATCCGGTCCCTTTATAATATCAAGACGAACATAACCCGGTTCTTGATATTCACACGCAACTGAGAATAAACCAAGACCCTCGAGTGTCTTAAAGTTAGAATAAATCAAGACAGGTCCTTTGCTTTCCTTAACACGATTAAAGATCGCCGCATATTTGGGTGAAAAGTCCCGAAGTTTATCCGCGGTAAAGACATCTACAGCCCGTGCACGGAGTTGATTTACACTATCACGCAACTGTTCATTGTACTCAATGGCTACCGCACGAATAGGGGCTTCAACTGCTTCCTCAGCCGCCGCAGCAACTGCTTTCTGCTCGTCATCATCGTCCTCTAAGAAAGCTTCTAGAGAAGCAGCCCGAGTACTTTGACTGACTTCTAACTGCTGGGCCGCCTTGAGTTCCTTCTCTTCATCTCCACCTTCATCATCTCCTTCCTCCTTAATTCCCAGCAGAGCCGCTGCTTTCTTACTATCACGAGGACGAGGTCTTACAATACCATCTGGAAAAACAAAGTTACACGCCGCACGACTGAAAATCTTGAACGCACTATTTACTGATTTGGTCGCTTGAGCATATAAGTTAGATTCAAAAAGTGTTAGACCAGCAATTACACCAGCACCAGCCGTAGGAGGATTCGGTTTCTCTCCCTCCATTTCATCCTTACGTTCAGCTAAGTACTTACTGAGCTGCCAATCCGACATATCCAGCAGAACAACCTCATCCTTAGTAACTGTTGCGACCAACTCCTTCTTAGAACCCTTGTAGTATGAAATTAGACCAGTTAAACGCGAACGCAATGAAATATTATTTTTGATAACCAACTTCTCCTTGTCAACGAAGGATTCTACGAAGTCTTTCTCTGTATCGGGCAATTGAGGTAAGGAATTGTAAATGGGTGGGCCAAGGATATTCCCTAAGCCACCCAATGTTGGCAGAATATCGCGTTCAAACCACATCGGTAAATTACGTTCCCGCATATCCGCATCCTCCTCATCTAGACGCATGAAACCCTTGAATTCACCCTGCTCGGTCACAACCTTACGCATACCCGACGGTACAGGCGTAATATTCAGTTGCCTGAAACTTACACCATCTGCTGTCTTAGCAGTTGTGAATGAATAGAAGTCTACTGAAGGATTCATCATTAGAACCTTCTCCACTTGCTCTTCCGGTAAAGCGGGGCTTAAAGGAACTTTAGCAATACGACGGTCACCTGCTAGAATATTGGAGAGAACAGCGACTTCATGCGGCTTATTGATAATCGGTGTGCCGGAAAGAGCAATAATCTTACAGCCAACAGCATCGCACAACAAACGGTATACACCATATGCAATTCTGTATTTCCGGGGCATACCGCAAATCTTAGCATTCTCTTGGTAATTCGCCCGCCAATCTGCAGCACCCTTCTTATTTTCACGTGGCTCTGTCTTATAAATATTCTCAAGATCTGAACCCACAATTGTACGGATTAAGTTGTGAATTTCGTCCACTACAATTACAGCATTATCAAAAAGATTTCCGGGAGTCGGATTCTGGGCAGTTCCACAAATCCAGCCACGAACCTTTTCTTCCCGCAGACCGTTATAATGGATGAACTCAAAGCGGTCATCCATATGGGCCTTAATTTGGTCCTCAATATCCGCCTTTTGATTGGGCAATAGACTATCAAAGTTCACGGGTTGGCTCGGATCTGCTACCCAGAATTTGGTCTGCTTTCTCTTTCCAAATCTACGGTGAAGATATTCGGGCGAAAGACCATAGGTTGTCGTTAGGAAAATAAACTGTGACGAGGAGTCATCTAAAGCCGTTCCATTGTTATCCAAAGGAATATCAACCTGTTCCCAGAAGTTTTCGCGTTTAAAACCGTAGTATCCGCAGAGGGAAAGTTGGTCATGATAGTTCGCAGAAAGTGTTGCGGGTGTCATCACAAAAATCTTACGTGTTCCACCATAACGCAGTCCTTCCATAGCCGCAATACTTGTACAGGTTTTACCGGAGCCGAGGCCGTGATAGACAAGAATACCACGATAAGGCGAACCCCGCTGCATATAATCTCGTACAAACTCTTGATAGGCAAAATTCTCAATTGTTGAAGCAGATACCTTGCTCAATTCTTTACAGGCATCGCCAATCGGATCAATACGTGGCTTCTTAAGAATATATGTTTGGTAGGTCTCAACAATAAACTGGTGAATTCCGCGACGATTAATAGGCATGAATACATCACCAGCCGGATGAACCTTAATGGGATCTTCAGTGACTTTTGCTAGAACCGCAGCCTCAATCGCCTTGAAGCCCTCTTTCTCCACCTCTACAGGAGCAGGGGCCTCTTCACTATCAACAGAAGAAGGAGCAGAAGCAGCCTCTTCAACTTGAAACTTCAAAGCAGGAACAGCCTCTTCACTATCAACAGGAGCAGGAGCTTCCTCATCGGGAGGGCCCAAGAATGAAAGTAGACTGGGAGCAGCCTTCTTTTGTACAGGAGCAGCAATAGAAGTAGCAGCAGGCAAAACAATCTCCACAGCCTTTACTGCTCGACCACCCCCAGGTACAGCAATTGTTGGCTTCTTGATTACCTTCGCCTTAGCCTGTGCTTCCAGCAGTGTCTTATCAGCGGCCAAGGATGTGCTGGAATGGGCAACGGGCAAATCCTTAGTTCTTTCAATTTGAACACGTGGAGCGGGAAAAGACTGAACAAATGAGGGCTTAGGACCCTTGCCTTTTTTAATAGGACCTGCCGCAAGAGCAGTAGGCTCAGCCACCTGTTGTACTGACGATTCTGCTGACGCCATTCTAAATACTCAACCTATTTTAACCTAACAAAGCACCCACAGAGACCAGAGCGAGCCGACTAGCCTCCTGCTCAGCCTCCAACTTCTTACGACTAATAGCCGATGCAAGAAGAGTGCGATTTGGCAAATACACACCAATGGTGTAAATCCGGTCATGCTGAGGTCCTTCAACATGTATTTCCTCATAAGTAGGCGGAGTATGATACTGAGACTGAAAGTACTTCAAGAGTTGGTCCTTGTAATTATGATTCTCAGAAATCACCTTCGCAAAATTCACATATTGGTGAAGAATACTAATAATCCAATTATAGCAGACTTCAAAGGCGGCCCCCTTCCCAGCAACAATCTCTGTATTCCGATACAAAGCACCTATCCACGCCTCTACCATAGATCCTAGCAGCCGTAGATTCTCCCGGCCCTTACAGATAGAATCTACATGGCGACTCATAACAAGCCATTCCGACATTCCCATCTTCTGTGCTAGAACACCAAGATGGTCGTTGTTTACCAAGTTTCCACGGAGAGTGGTCAAAAAACCCTCCCCCTCTCCATCATAACGATCCTGTGAATAAATCGCTACAACACAATTTAATACTGAATCTCCAACAAATTCTAGTTCCTCATTGTGTGCCTTCTGTAAAGGCAGACAATCAGCCGGCTTATCGGAGAGTTGAATAATTTCACCATTAGGTCCAGGTGTGCCCGGAGGCTTCTCAACATATGACTTATGGACACAGGCCCGTCGGAATAAGTCAAAATCCAGGTTATTTGGAAGAACAACACCTTGTCTCTGTAAGAATCGTAAAATCTCAGAATTGGGTATCACCTTATTATTCGGATTCCACGGCGTTATGATTTTCACAACGGCGTTGACTTCTTGAGCTCCTACCTTTGACTTTGTCACAGAATTAGTATAAACCATTTATATAATATATAGCCATTTTGTTTTAAGTCTACATCTGTACAGGTTGCGACGCTAACTTAGGCTGAGAGGCCGCACTATTATCCGCAACATGGTAAGGCATCTGTGTAGGCTTAGGCGTTATATCTTCTGAATATAAAGCCGTCTTAGGTTCTTGGCCTATCCAGTCATTTTGATCTAGTGTAGGAGCAAACATCCGCTCAAGGCCAGGTGTCCACTTCGCAAAGTTCTCATAGCGGAAGAAATGGTCCCCCTCATAATCTATAACACCCCGCTTATCAAAGAAAGGATCCTGCATGCCACTGACTTCCATACGAGGCTGAACACGGGGAACACCAGTGGCATCTCCATTGTGTAGTGCGTCCGCAACTGTTGGGACACGCTCATCATCATACTGTTCATCCACCTTCTTGCGTTTAGGAATCAACTTGGTAACTTGAAATTCACCCTTATTAACCTTCTCAACAACAGGCTCCCAATCAGGATCCGTTTCATATAGTTTATGTACCAATGCCTGAACATCATCCGTCTCATGTTCCATTAAATCCTCCGTTTTCCGAGGAGTATATTGCTGGAGAATTGCCTTTTCCCGCTCATCTAACTCCTGTAAGTCCTGCGGTGCCATACTATCACCCGCAATAGCCTGGAAGAAGGGTTCAGTAACAGTACCCGTAAAGCCCTCCAAGCGTTCCTGGTTCATAGGCTGCTCGTTATCGGCCCGAGTCTGACTATTGAAAGGAAGCTGCGACCAGTCAAATTGGCGACGAGCAGTTAAAGCATTAACTGTTACCCGTTCAAGTTGATTACGACTTTCCTTTTCTGCTGTGAAAACTCGGGAAAATTCATAATCATCCAACTTCTTTATGGGTGTTAGAGCATATGTATTTTCTTCCTCGGTTAGCACATCAACATCTTTAGAATGGCTCTGCTTGAGTAAGGATTCATCCCTTGAAGGTGACACAAAAGAACACTCAATTCCACGGGAACCCAGATACTTATACCACTCCTTATAAGAGTCTAGACTTGTAAAAACCTTTCCGCCAGGCTCCGCAATAATAAAGCCAGACGCAGTATACTGAGCTCTGCTGGGACACTGTGATTCCTCTTCCCGTACTGAGGCCTGTGTTGTTAAACGTAAACCGAAAAAAAGAAGTGTAGCTAAGCACAAACATAGAATCATTATAAAAAGTATATCCCCACCCATGTGTCCCTGTTTTAACTGGGTAAATTTTCTGTAAAGAATATAGAGATGCCAGTTCAGACTAAAAAGAAATTACTGAGTCGGGGCAACAGAACCCGCAAGATTTTAAATACACTTCGTCGTGGATTTAATATGCTGGGAAAGCGTGCTCTTAACTTAGAGGTCAAGAAGGAAGCAGATGTTCCTAAGATGGATACGATTCTCCAGCAGCCGCAGGTTACTTTTGTTTTAGTAAAGGCTAGTTGGTGTGGTCATTGTAAGAACTATGAGCCTAAGTGGAAGAACTTTGTAAATACTCCGGGCCGTAACGCTAACATGGTAGCAATGCCGGTTGAACTCCAGAAGAATAGTCAGATTCTTAAGAATGTACCACTGGAGGGTGTGCCAACCGTCTTGAGGGTTCAAAATGGAACTGTTACAGCCGTAGATATTGATGAAGCAAATGATTCTGAGATTATGACACAAGAGGTTACACGTGCTAGTAATATCCCCATTAATACACCTCCTCTAGCAGATGCGATTGTGAATGGAAACCCGAATGTAGTTGAGGAAGAGGAAGAGGAACCCGAGCCGCTAGCACCTACACAGGAAATGGTTGAATTAGTAAATAAGGTTAATACGAATCCCCGTAACCTGGGAGAGACGAATGGTTCTCGTAATATGAACCAAGCGGCGTTGGATTTGGCTGTGCCTGCTCCTGCTCCTACTACTCCTGCTGCTCCTACAGAGACGGAACCCATCAACTCCATTAATCTAGTGGATTTACCAGCAACAAATAAACCAATTTTAGCCGCAGTAAATACTACTCCTGCGATTCCTGAGCCTATCCCCGCAGAGGCACCTAAGCCTGCTCCTATGGCAACAGAGGCTATGGCAGATGAACCCAAAACAGATGAACCCAAAACAGATGAACCTGAGGCTGAGACCGCCATCAATATGTCTGCTCCTTCAGTTGTGGATGCTTTATTCAATAGAAATGCCAAAAAGGCAAACAATGTAATCAATCAGGCTCAGGCCGAAATCGCAGCAACGCCTCCCAAGCAGCGTGGCGGTCGCCGTACACTAAAGAAGAGCGGAAAACTAATAAAGTTCTTCAAAATGCTAACAAGAAAGCTGCGTAAAATTTGAAACCTTTGTTTTGCGACTGAAATAGTAGCAAGAATGGAGGAAACTATTATTTTCCAAGCACTAGAATTTAATGGCAAAGATCACACCGTAGAAATAACAGATGAAAAAGGCAAGACATTCAGAGAAAACACTGGATATGTCGTTCAAATCTTTGGAATGACATCTGCAGGAAAAACTGTTTGTGCTAATATAACCGGCTTCCATCCATATTTCTTTGTTGGTATTCCCGAAGGCTCTAGTCCACAGTTTATAAGTAAATTGAAATCCGCTGTCTTAGAGAAAATCCCCGAAAAGAAGCGTAGGCAAATTCTCTTTGACGAAGAGGCGTACAAGGTCCTTTATGATTTTAATAACCATAAGAAGATTCCTGTTCTGAAACTAAGTTCTCCCAACAAGAATCTTTTCACAAAAATGAAGAATATTTTCCTTGACAAGGATTCTAATTTTCTTCCTAATCCGGTAAATCCTAAGTTACCGCCTCTTAAGGTTTATGAGGCCAATATTGATCCTATGCTCCGCTTCTTTCATGCACGAGATATTTCTCCAAGTGGTTGGATTCAAGTTTCAGACTATGAGATTAATGATGAAGGTTCGGAGACTGCTGATATTAATATTAAGGCTACTGTTGGAGACGTTGAGCCTAAGACAATTCTTGAAGCTGCTCCATTCAAAATCATCAGTTGGGATATTGAGTGTATGTCCAGCCACGGAGACTTTCCTGTTGCGAAAAAGAACTACAGAAAGGTTGCTCGTGAAATTGTAGAAGGAAAATGGGAAAAGCCAGAAGATGAGATTCTAGCAGAACTTCCACAGGCCTTGGCTGGAAAATCAACGAAACATCTCTCCTTTATTGAACTTAGGCCTCTAGCAAGGTCCCCTTCCCTAAAAGCCTTTGAGAAACGCCTTCCCGATATCATTAAGGCAATCAAGGACAAAGATAGCAAGAATGAAAAGAAGATTGATACTGTAGTCGCAGTCCTAGACCAAACTCTTCCAACAATCCAAGGTGACAGGGCCATTCAAATTGGCATGGTGATGTGGATTGCTGGAAAGCCAGCAGAGAAGTGGATTTATACTCTTGGTTCATGTGATCCTGTCAAACATGGTGAGGATGAGGACACCTCTGTCCCAATTCATACCCGAGCCTTTCCCGAGCAGAATGATGAAGGAGAATACGCAATGTTCTCTGCTTGGATTCAAGAACTTGGTAAGATAAATCCTGATATCCTGATTGGATACAATATCTTTGGTTTTGACGAGAAGTACTGCTGGGAACGCTTTGAGGAACTAGGTCTTGTAAATTCAAATAAGAATCTGGATCCCCGCCTAAGTGTACATTTGAGTCGTCTGAAAGAGCAGCCTGTTGGGTTAAAGGAGCAGCGTTTGAGTAGTGGTGCTATGGGTGACAACTTCTTCTATATTTTGGAGATGCACGGTCGTCTTCAGATTGACCTGCTGCCCTATATCCGACGCAACTTTAACCTCCAGTCCTATTCCTTGGATGCTGTCTCATCCAATTTCATGGCAGGTGCTCTAAAGTCAATCAAGCAGTTTTCCGATAATAGCGATACGCTAAAAATCACAACAAAGTCAACAAAGGGTCTCCGTGTTGGTCGCTTCGTTGTTGTCCTTGATGCAGAGAATGACAAGTTGAGCAGCAAAATGGAAGTCATTGAAATGACCGCAACAGAAATCACTGTAAAGACCAAGCAGCCTTTAGCAGAAATCCTTGAGAATGGCCGGCCCGAATTCTGGTGTATGGTGAAAGACGATGTTTCCCCACAGGATATCTTCCGCCTTCAAAAGGGCACTTCTGCTGACCGTTCAATCGTAGCAAAGTACTGCTTACAGGATTGCGACCTTGTTATGGACCTTTTCAACAAGTTGGAGGCTTTCCGAAATGCTCAAGCCATGGCGGATGTCTGCTGTGTTCCAACGGGATATATCTATATGAGAGGACAGGGTATCAAGATTGAATCGCTCATCTTCAAGGAGTGTATGAAAGAGGGCCAGCTTATTGAGGTTCTACCATCACAGGGATTTCCTGATGCGGAGGATATTGACATAAAGGCCGATGATGACTCGGATGAAGAAGAGGAAGAGGATTCGTATGAAGGTGCAATTGTGCTGGAGCCTAAGACAGGTATTTACTTGGATGATCCTATCGCAACGTTGGATTTTGCGTCTCTTTATCCTAGCACAATTATCTCGGAGAATCTGAGCCACGATACACTGATTTGGGTAAAGGATTATACTGAAGAGGGCGTTGAAACCTTGAGGGAAGGCAGTAACAACTATGACAATCTGCCGGGATACAAATACGTTGATGTAGAGTATGATATTCTAAAAGCCGATCCAAAGGATACGAGGAAGAATCCAGCAAAGATTAAGACAGGCACACGGATATCTCGTTATGTCCAATTCTCCGGAAATGAAAAAGGCACCATTCCAAAGATTCTTCAGAAGTTGCTGAAGGCTCGTAAGACGACCCGAAAGTTAATTGAGACAGAAACAGATGATTTCAAGAAGGGACTGCTAGATTGTCAGCAGAACGCGTATAAGATTACGGCTAACTCATTGTATGGTCAATTGGGTTCAAAGACATTCAAGATTCGCCGCGTTTGCTTGGCTGCTTCAACAACTGCGTATGGTCGCAAACAGTTGATGTATGCTAAGGCTGTTGTTGAGGACTGCTACTCGGGCAAGAATGATAAGCGTTGCGACGCAACCTATGTGTATGGTGATACAGACTCAGTCTTTATCAACTTCCGTGTTCGTGATCCTGTTACTGGCAAGCCAATTAAGGGAAAGGAAGCCCTTCCAATTGTCAAGGAACTGGCGATAGAAGCAGGTAAACTCTGTACTTCATCACTGAAGGCACCGCATGACTTTGAGTACGATAAAATCATGTGGCCATTCTGTCTTCTATCAAAGAAACGCTATGTGGGAAACAAGTATGAGGATGACTTGGACAAGCCAGTGATGACTAGCATGGGTATTGTAATGAAGCGTCGCGACAATGCTCCAATTGTTAAGGTAATTTATGGAGGCATTATTGACCGTATTCTCCATAAGCATGACGTAGTGGGTGCCTTTGAGTACACGAAGGTTCTAGCAAAGGAACTTATTGCTGGAAAGTTTGGAATGACGAAGTTGACCATCACGAAATCTCTAAGAGCAGAATATGCTAATCCGGAACGCATTGCCCACAAGGTGTTAGCGGACCGAATTGCTGCTCGGGACCCAGGAAATGCCCCGACATCTTCACAGCGTATTGGCTATGTCTATATCGCAACACCGAAGGGACAGCCCGAACCAACTCTACAGGGTGACAAGATTGAGACACCCGCATTCATTCAGACAAATAAATTAACACCGGATTATTCTTATTATATTGAGCGTCAGATTTCAAAGCCGGTAGCACAGGTCTTTGCTTTAGTGCTAGAGTCACTGCCGGGTTTTAAGAAGTCAATGATTCCGGCGGGCTTGACAGACGAAAAGTTGGTGGTAAAGCGACAGAAGATTGCTGAACAACTCTTGTTCGGAGAAATCTTGTCGAATTGGAAGAATAAACAGACTGGGCAGGTGGATATTCGGGCTATGCTATTTCCTTCAAAAGTGAAGGCCTGATAATAACTCTGCTAGTTGGTCATCATCTGCTTTGGGTAGGACAGAAGCATGTCCATTGCGTCTAGCATTTTGCTCTGCTCGTTCATGGTTTCTTAGAGCATTTCTTGTTCTACGATTATTTCTATTTTCATTTCTATTTTTGCCTCTAGTACCTCTATTATTTTCAATCGGTTTGCGTTCTCTGCTTCTGCTACGGTTTCTTTGACCACCACCTCCACCTCCATAACCAGTACCATACCCTCTTCCTCTATTAGCAGCCATAAGATGAAGATTGCGTGAGATAGTTGGAGAAGTACGCATTCTTGACCATCCAGATTCAAGTTCTCTTCTCTGCTCGAGAGTTAGATCCATGTAAGCAGTTACAAAACCTCTTAGAGAAGGTGGCCCAGACATTTAAATGGGGACACCTTTTCCCAGCAATTTTTGAAAGGTTGATTCTTTCATAAGTTGATAGACTCTTTGTCTTTCTGCTTGAAGAGCAGGAGGAGCAGGAGCATTGGGCTCTCCTTCGGGCAGATTCGCAAATCCAAATACATTATTATTTGGATTAGCCATTCCTATTTTTAACGGTGGTATTTACGGCTTGAACCACGCTTCTGTGCCTTTCTCTTTTGGCTTTTCTGCTTGCGTCTGCGGGAACGACCCATTTCTTGGCTATTTGCCGCAGCGGCGGGACCGGGAGCAGCGGGAGCAGCAGCAGCCGGAGGATTAAAAATACCCGGGGCCATGAAGAATCCAGCAGGAGCAGCCGCAGCAGCCGCTGCTGGAGCAGGAGGAAGAGCGGCTAACCAAGCAGGCTGAGCGGGAGCAGGAGCAAACGCAGATGGGGGAAAGTAGCCGCCGCCGCCACCACCACCACCGCCACCACCTCCACCACCACCTCCTAGTGGTTCACCTCCCCATTCAGCAGCAGCAACCTCATCATCACCAATTCCAAAACCTCCTAAAGCCTCCGCTAATGCATCAGCCTCTCTCCGAGCAGCATTAGCGGCCTCTTTCTTAGCCTTAGATGCTTCCTTTTTCGCAGCAGCCTCCGCCTTCCGTGCGGCTGCCTCGGCAGCTGCGGCCTGCTGACGAGCATACACAGCAGCCTTTGCCCTCCGAGGACCAAGTTCAGCCGATTCCTCAGCCATTCCAGCTCCAGCAGCGGACGCCTTTGCCGCTTTTTTAGCCGCAGCCGCAGCCGCCTTCGCATTACGATTAGCTTGCTCCCTAGCAGCCTGCTGTTGAGAAAGTGCGGCTTGAACTTCAGGATCAGCTAGTAACTGATTTAGTGCTGCTAAGCCAGGTCCACCCGGTGCTAAAGCCTCAGCTTGAATCTGCCGTAAAGCATCGTCAAGTGATAGACCTTGGCCGCCAAGAACTGCTGGAGCCGTCAATTGTCTTAGATACGCTTTAGCATCCATATTCTATTCTATGTGAATAAAATAGAATGTTGGTGACCCTCTACCGGATAAATAATGTAGCAATTTCTTTTGAAGCATCCCCCTTTGATACAGTGGGTTCTATGCTGGAAAATATTAATAAATATCGTGGACCAGATAATCAAATCCAAGACCTTTATTTAGACGCAGCAAGAACACAAAAAGCCAATACAAGTTCATGGATATTTATGAATACAATCTTCTACATATTTACAGTCTCTGCTTGAGCGGAAAGCACAAGTTGAGGAGTCCGAATATCAGCTCGACAATTAGGACATTGGATATGCTGCTCAAACCATCTATCCGCACAACGCTTATGAAAGAAATGCTGACATCCTAGCAGTTTCCTCCACATTGTATCCACAGTCGCACCACTCAAATCTTCTCCAGGAGCAGACTGACAGATTGTACAAACTGTCCCAACTGGAACACCGCTAGCATCCACTAAAGCAGTATTCCGATTATACACTGTTACAGAAGGCCGAATAGAAACAGGGTCCCACCAAGTTGTAGTCCCACCGGGAATAGTCACTGTAATTCCAGAACGCTCAGTCCGTACTAATCTGTGAACATTTCTTGGTGGTGGTGGTTCCTCATCTTCCGCAGCATCTGTACTTGGTTGAGGTGGAGGAGTAGCCTCAGGCCGTGCCGCATTCTCAGCAACAATAGATAGAAGAAGTGTTCGTAAAAAACTATCCTGAAGACTGGAAGACTCAAGACTTTGAACAACTGTTGGAGGTAGTGTGGGAGACGCAGGAATAATAGGATTTGGTACTCGGGACAAACGTGTTGACCGGAACGCATGACGACGACTATCTGCTTGTTCCCGTAGGTATAACCCACGTTCCCGGTGAAAAGCTGGATATATATGTCCAACTCTTTGCTGAAAAAATCGCAGAAGGGGTGAATTGAATAAATCAGCATCATACAATGCTTCAGGTATTATCTCATGTAGCTCATTTAACAGGGCACTTTCATAGGGCCTGTAACGACCACGTGTTTCGCCTCTATTCATTAGACTATTTTAATCAAGTTTTTTTAAGCCCATGTTTTTTCGGAGGCCATAACAAAAAATTGAATTCAAAAAAAAAGGGAAACAGGCCAAAGCGAAATAACCTAAATGTCTGAGGATACCGTAATGAAGGCTAATGGACGCATTGGCCTAGCAAATTTGGGTAATACGTGTTTCTTGAACTCTGCTCTTCAGTTCCTCCGTCATATTAAGCCTCTCCGTGAATATTTCGGAAACACTGAGTGGATTCAGCGTATGAATACCAATAAGTATTCCGCAATGCTGAGTGCGATTGGAGAGTTCACTAACGCAATCTGGAGACAGGATCTAAATATAAATACAAAGATAGCACCCGGTCGTTTCTACCAAACGCTGGTAGAACTCGCAGAAAAAGTCGGCTACGATGACCTAGCAGTAAAGCACCGTCAGGCCGATTCGGGTGAGGCCCTTCTCTTCATGCTGGATTGTATTCATGAGGGTCTAGCACATCCAGTGGATATGGTTATTACGGGTACTCCATCAACGCCCGAGGAAGTTCGCTGGACTAAGTCTTATGAGCAGTGGATTCAGCATTATAAGAAGCAATGGTCCATAATTATCAAGACTCTCCATGGACAGAAGATGACCGCCACCAATTGTAAGACCTGTCAGTATCATTCTGAGCGTTTTGAGTCATGGGGTTCAATCAGTGTTCCAATTGTAAACGGTGACAAGCCCGGTTCTCCAGCACCCACTCTCCATGAGTGTCTTGAGGAGTATTTCAAGGATGAGACATTGGAGGATTATCACTGCGATGTCTGCGGGAAGAAGCGGGAAGCGGGTCAGACAAGCAGGCTCTCCATTCTACCTAAGTATATCGTGCTGAGCATTATGCGATACACTAACAGGGGCAATAAGGTACGGGCAAAGATTGACTTTGACCTCAATCTTGTAGACCTAGACCCGTGGTTTATTGGTAATCGGGAAACAACGGCAACCAAGTATCGGTGTGCTGCGGTGATTGACCATCATGGTGCGATGGGTGGCGGCCACTATGTTTCCTCCTGCCGGTATGAGGATGATACTTGGATTCGCTATGACGATGAGATGGTTGGTCAGATGCCCACTGTGCACGTAAACAACGGAGATACATATGTGATTCTGCTAGAACAGATTGCTCCCAGTGAAGCCGTTGGAGCAACAGGAAGCCGGCCTCCGATTATGGATATTCTTTCACACAAGTAGGATGAGTGCTAACCTAGGATTTAGTCAACCCACAGCAACTGCTACAAATTTCGGCCTCCGTAACCGCCTTTCAAATGCTTCCAACTCAGCCGCTGCTGCGGGCTCTTCTGTCTGGAGTTTCTTTTCTTCTAATCTTTTTTATGCTGGACTCGTTGTTTTTTTCCTAGTAACCATTTATTTGTACTGGCATTACATTGGATATGAGATTAACAGTAGTTATACATCCTTGGTAGATCTAATTAAGAACAAGCAGGAGGGGTCAGTCGGCGTTGATTTATGGGGCACAGGTAAGCCTGATATTGGAGCAACAGCAACACTGCCGCCTGAAGAACATCCGACTATAGCCAAACAGGACTTACCTGCTGGTATCCCCGGTTCTCGTGATGCTCCTGCTGCTTCACCCACAGATATCCGTAATAGTCTGTTCCCCCCGAGACATGAGGTTTTTAATGTAAGCCGCAATGTCTATACCTATGAGGATGCTCTGCCGGTCTGTAAGGCTCTTGGAGCGGAATTAGCTACTTTTGAGCAGGTCCAAGAAGCCCATAGAAATGGTGCGGACTGGTGTAATTACGGCTGGGTAAAGGGACAGATGGCCGTTTTTCCTACTCAGAAGCAGACATGGGAAAAGTTACAGGCGGGCCCTGACACGTACAAAAATGCGTGCGGAAAGCCGGGTGTCAATGGTGGTTTCTTTGATAATCCTGACTTGCGTTTTGGTGTAAACTGCTACGGCTTGCGTCCGGATAAGAAGGCAACGGATGAACTTTTGTCAGAAAATGGAGCTGCTCTACCGCTTACTCCCGAGGAAATTGACTTTGATCACAAGGTACAAAAATTCCGCGACCAATTGGATACAATTGTTGTTTTACCATGGAATAAGAGCAAGTGGACTAACTAAGAAATTGGATCTTCCAGCACCACATCTGGAGTCTTAGTTCCCAAAATCTGTTCAAGAAGAGACGCTGCTTGTGCTTCTTGAATAAGAGCAACAAGAGCCTTCGCAACCCGAATACGAATTACTTCTAGCACTTCTGTGGGAGCCCCTTCAGCCTTAAGACGACCTTCCTCATTACAGAGAGCTACCCATGCTTCCACTGCTGTTTGATTAAACTGAACTGACATATCAGGATATTAAATATCATGATATTCCCCCTAAGTAATCAATTTTTTAGCCTAGTCGGCGTCTGTATAGGATTCATATTCACCGTCTGAATTTATTTCCTCTTCCGCATGAGGCAAATTATCACGTGAACGCATAGTATATCTCATAAGTATACTCGGTAAAGCATATCTCCATTTTATAACTCTATATTCCCATGATTTTTCTGGACCAAAAACTTTTTCCCAAAATAAGGAATCAAAATTAAAATGATATGCTTCTTGCCATTCATACTCGTCACGGTCAGTCCAATCTCTAGGAGCAGAAATTAGGCAATTTGGTCCATCTATTTGCTTCTGTAAATTGTTATAAATAATCTGATGTAGAAGTGAAAAATATTTAGTTATACGTATTTCTAATTCGGGCTGTGATAAAACAATTGAAAATTTAATTAATTTAAATTCCATTCGCAACTTTTGTAGTAAAGAACGAATATATAGACGAGGAATAACTCCATCAGCATCCTCTGAACACCACCATTCTTCAAAAGCAGACATATCACGGAAAAAAACTACTGTTAACTTATTTTGTTCTATTTTGTTTAAATCAGCCACTAAAGTCTTTCTAGTAATTCTGAAATTTTAACTGAGCGGCGATCTTGTAAAAATTTAAATAATTCCTGATTGCCCTTTCCTCTGCTTTCTGGTGAAATGAACCATGCTCGTAACTGGTCTTGAAGCCAGGACCATGATAAATTACTCTTTGTCTCCTTGCGTTGAAATTGAAGTTTGGCACCGTTTACTTCTAGAATCGCATTCTGTTGCTGCATCGCGTATAGAATATCCTGAACTTCTTTCTCATGAATTGCTTTTTGGTTCCGAGCATTTGTCGCCTGTTTATTAAATGTATTTGCTAGGTTATCAAAATGAACCCATGCTCGTACAGCCTGCTGGAGTCGCTGCTGATTTGTAAGATTAGGCTGCTCAATAACAGTTAAAGACATCTTTTAATATTAGATATTTTATACACTAGCAGGTAACGCAGCATCCGCAGTTACAGCAGAAATTATAGGAATCGCTGAAACAAGCGAAGCGACGGGATTGTACCCTGTGGCTTTGAGTGTTACAACTAGTGTTAGAACAGCAATAACAAGTAATAAAACGAAGAGGACTGCGGAGAAAGCAATATAGGGGAATATTGACTTTATTATATGCTGGATAAGAGGATCCAATACATTAACTAGACGTACCTTATTCTCAGGAGCCTGCATATAATCCCATAGACTACCAACGATTTGATTTCCCATTGAGCCGAATGCTTGTTTATACCTGCCTTCTACCGGAGGCATTGGAGGATTTGTTGCCATTTATGATTCCTAGTTAAAATAAGTTTGTGTCATAAACGCATCGGACGCGTTAAAGATTTTTCCCTAAAATCTTGAATCAAGCAAAGATGGAGTTTAAGCTTTCCGAGCCTGAGAAGTCTGCGTCTGGCTTTTTAGTTAAGACAAGTCATAAGCAGGCCCTGGTCACCAAGTGGGAGGGGGGTAAGTGGAAGAATGATGAGGAACTGCTGGCCATCATTATGGAAGCTCGTCGTCAAATCACTGAACTTCTCTATGAGAAGCGTAATTCCTGGTTCTCTTCTACTCCGACAAAGACACAATTAACCAAGTTAATGAAGGGCTGGGATACAAAGTCTCTTGCTGCGGTACCTGATGTATCTAAAGTCTACACAGGCAATCAAGCACTTGTTGCGTTAATTATTACCGCGGAGGGCATAATGCCGCGGTGGGTTTGTTCAGTATGGCAACCCGAAGAAGTCTCTAAAATCTCAATGCCCTGGGCTCAAGGCTCCGCTGATGATGAACTAGAAGAAATTGATGATAGCCGTGAAATTAACATTGATATAGATTCAGCCCCTGTAAAACTCAATCATCATGAGGACCGTAATTACTTGGACCGCAAATTCGCTACCAAGGAACGGGTTAAGGAAGCCCGCCTGAAGGCCCAAGTTGCAAAGAGAATGGCTCAACGCGAACTCCATTTTTTCTTTGAAAACTTTACTCTGGATGATAATGAATCCACCTTTTCCGATTATGACTTAACTGATAATGAGTATGATGAGGAAGAGGAAGAGGAGGAGGAGGAGCTTGTAAAAAGATAAATTCCATAATCCTGGAAGATTTGCGGTTCAATAAGAAATCTCACCTATGTTATTAGTAGAAGCAATGGACACTCGTGATATCCTTTTGGCAATTGTAATTGTTGCTCTGGGAGCCGCACTCGTATATTTCTTAGATCCCACGTTTGGTGGACTCCTTCAAACATACAGAAACTATGGCATGTCTGAGAACTTCTCAAACATGGCCTCTGCTAATAAGTACCCCACAGCAAACCCGCCTGTCTCCAATGTTTCTGGTGACCAGCAGATGAGCCAGACGTACAGCGGTAATTACGTAGAGGGTAGCTCTGGTCTTTCACCGGCTGCGTCTGGATTTGGTGCAACTGAGGCCCCCGAGAACTGCTACCCCAAGAAGCAGCTCAAGGCGTCTGAGCTTCTGCCGAATGACCCGAACAGCCAGTGGGTACAGGCGAACCCGATGGCCCCCGGTTCTATCATGGACAAGAACTTTCTCAATGCGGGCTACCAGATCGGCGTAGACACCATTGGCCAGTCGCTCCGCAATGCGTCACACGACCTCCGCTCATCCCCGCCTAACCCGCAGGTACAGGTCGGTCCCTGGAACCAGTCCACGATTGAGCCTGACGTTAACCGTAAGCCGCTGGAGATTGGCTCATAAACAAAACCCGTTCAACAATAATTAATTTCCAGCAGTCATACTGTTTGAAATTAACAGCAGAGGATAGGATGTCCGGTGACATATCAATGAATATGTGTCTTTTTTTAATCGGTATTTCAGGCTCGGCTCTGGCAGTCTATTACGCCAAGAAGTCCATGTTTGAAATGTCATATGTGAAGTCAACTGTGGATGGTAATAGTTATCTTGTTAGAAATTTAGCCGATAAAGCTGAGGCTGCGAATTCACTAGCAGAAGTCCGCCGTCGTGTTCTTCTGCTTATGAAGCACTTTAAGCAATCCGGAACAAAGAATCAAATTGCCCTTGATATTCTAAAGAACTTTGACGCTGAGCCTGTACGATTCAGTGAATCAACGCCTGACTCTAGTTATACTTCATTTACACTAAACAAGGGTGAAAAGATACATGTCTGCTTGAGACAAAAGAATACTACGCAGGACCTCGTTGACGTAAATATTCTTACCTTTGTTACTCTCCATGAGCTTGGTCATATTGGAACAAGAGAAATTGGACACACTCCGGTTTTCTGGAACAATTTTGCCTGGATCCTCAAGGAGGCTGAAGAACTGGGAATTTATAAATTTCAGAATTTTGCCGAGCAACCTGTACCATACTGTGGGATAAGTATCACAGATCAACCGAAGTTCAAAGAAAATGCCATTGATGCTAAAAATAAGTAGAGATAAAAATACTAAATTTTCTGCTTTCTATACGATAGGAGATACGATGAGTCTAGCAGGTCTAGGTATGGACTATACCGACAGTTTCATGGAAGGTGACGGTATACTTGAATATGTTGAACACTTGAGTGATGGCTCTGTGACGGAATATCAACTGGAAAATGTATTCCCTTTCACATCCATTGCGGACATTAAACGCATGATTTGGTTACAAGTGGAAGGCTCAGTAGATTATACGCCTAAGTTTGTATTCTTAGCCGTAGAAAAAGAGGGTTCATTTTCGCCGCTTGAATTTCACTGGCCAACTGAGTCCACTATCCCGGCTTCTTTACCGGATCCTCTTAAGAACCAAGCAGTTAATCCAGTCCTAGTGGATTCTGCTGGAAATCGGAGTGGTGTCGCAGCAACTCTTCACTTGTATGCTACACTTGAAGATTGTTTACGCCCTCTTGCTCTAGAAAAACCCGTCCTACATATTTGGCGTCTAAGTGAAATTGTGGGTGAAACTGCGACAATGGACGCCCGTAAGTTTGATGGATTCATTCGCCTATATTTTCCTTGGTTATCTGAAATAAGCGTCTTAGATGAGGCCTTCCAAAATGAGGAAAACGCAGCAGAAGTAAAAGAATCCTACAGTGTTTGTGAAACCTATATTAAAGCACGCCAAGAGCAATTAAATCGCATTCAAGCAGATCTGCTAGAAAATGCCTCGGCGATGGGTGATCTCTCCTGTAGAGCGATTGAGAAGATTAAGATTGGTCTGGCACCAATAATCCCACAACCTGAATCCTTAGAAATTCTTTTTTATGAATTGAAATTATCTGCGGGTCTGCCATTTTTGCGATATTTCTCGGAACGCGGAGACCAAGAACCTATTATGCGTTATCTTAAGAATATCTACTTACCGCAGGAAGCTGTTGCTACATGGCTCAAGGAGCCGATGATTAAAAAGGAGCAAGTTATCAAGGGTAAGATCCTCATTCGCGGAAACCGTATTCCTGTAGGCTCAGCCTTTGATGTTCTCTTTTTTGCGGATAACAAGATGCATCTTGTAGAACTTGAAAGTCCCCGCAAGGATCATCTATTCTTGGGCACACTGGTTGAGGAGGGTCTTAAAGGCCTCGAGCAGTTTGTGAAGACAAATCCCTTTGAGACTGAAAGGATTCAACTGCTAGAACTCCACGGAAAATTTGTATGGGAACATCCTATAACAAGTTCACAGCGTCCTAGCATTGAAGAACTAAAGGCTCGGATAGAAAATTATTCACAGATTTTTGAATTGGAGAAAGGTGAAGCAGGTGTTATTAATCTGCGATATGTTGCTGTTTCAAATTATGAAGAGGAGAATAGTATCACTGGCTATCTTTCACGCATCTCGGCCACTGAATTTACAGAATCTGATTTGGGCAAAGAAGACGTACAGATTTTCTTCTCAGAAAAAATCCAGCAAAGATTCGGAAAATCTGTGGAAGAAGCAAGGGCCATTTTTAATCGCTGGTATGAAAATAAGTTTAAGCAGGAAACAGTTGTACAAGGCGAAGGTAAGGATGCTGTCGCAGTTCACAATGACGGTGTTATTATCACACTTCGGAATAATCATCCCTCTTATGAAATTGAAATAGGTAATTTACAGCCACCGAATGCGGGTGAAACCTTGAAGCGAGTTATGACAGGACTGGCATTAATTCTGCTGGAAAAACGTCAGGTCAGACCCGAAGCTGCTGCTGTGACTGAGGCAACAGCTGCCATTAAGAAGGTGGATCTTGAACAGAAGAAAGAGGAACCGGTAACTGAAACTCGTGGCATCTCAGCAAGAGCCGCTAATGTGGGAGGTCAAGATTTGGATTTCTTAACTTTCTTAGATGATTTACCGGAGGGCAATGAAGGGGAAGGAGAACAGGAAGAGGCAGAAGTTGCTCTTGGTTCAGTAGCCGCATCTGTAGCCGCCGAGGTTAATCCCGTGACTCTAGCATCTCGGGCTGGTGCTGCTCTTGAAGAGGCTCCTGTAGGAGCAGGAGCCGGAGCAGGAGCAACCTTAGATTCAATTGAAATAAAGCAGGATGTAGATAAGGCCTATATTACGCGTCTCAAGGAGTTAGACTTTGAATTATTCGGCTATCAAAATAAACTAACCGGAAAATCAAAGGGATATTCTTCAGCCTGCCAAACCTCCAATGGTGATATGCCTCATTCCCTTTCCCCTTCAGAGTATGCTCGTGTCAAGGAGATTTACAAGGATAAAATCACATTCATTGAAGGGCCGAAACCATCTGGCTGGAAACTCCGTGATCCTCCTCCGAAGGGCTATGGTCCCAATGTTTCATGGGACTTTGATAAGAATTTCACACCTCCAAGGCCTGTTTGGGTTACCCTCAGAACCGGTTCCGAGGTCAAACGTAATTGGTATCTCTGTGCGAAATACTGGTGTCTTCAAGATGCTATACCGCTAATAGAATCTGAGTTTGAGGCTAAACAGGAATGTCCTTTTTGTAAGGGAAAAGCAATTAAGACTAAGTCTGCTGGACCTGGTGAAACAGTTCTCTTACGCCGCACACATAAGGGCTTCAAGAAGTACATTGGATTCCAAAGCAAGGCCAAGCATCCCGATAATTACCCCCTCCCCTGCTGCGGTATCAAGCCAAAGGAGGATAAATTAGTTGACCACACCCGTCCTTACAATAAGGTTGCTGTTCAACCACTACCTGAAGACGAAGAGACTCCAGCAGGTCTACTTCTTCATGACGAGGAGAAGAAAGCCAGCCAAACTCGTGGTATACCCCCTCCCGTGGAAATAAATAAGATTCTGAGTGCTCTTCAAACCAAGTATATCAAGTCAGCGGGCAAATATCCTCTTGGTCCCGGAGAATTGGGAATTGTTCCGCCGCAAGTAGATACCCTTTTTGGACAAGACTCAACTGTCGCAATCAAAAAATCCGGCCCCCAGCAGTTGTTGTCTCGTGAACATGTCACATTTATTCGTTTTGGTCTCCAAAATACGGAGAGACCGGGCGACCGTTTTCTCAGTATGCTGGGATTCTGGATGGGCACCTTTGATTTGGACCGTGTTATTGCACAAATGACAACACCCGCATTTGTTCATGCGTTTGAGGATGCTAACTATGGGACACTTGTCCATGAGTTTTCTCGTCCTGATTTACCCACCGATCCGCCACAGGGTCTCTTTAATAAATTTGTTCAAGAAAACGCCTATGCTCAAAATGAAGAACTAAATCGGCCTAATCTTGTGCGGTTATACTACGCTTACACCAACTTTATGAACTATGTGCGTGATGCAAATACACCAAAAGATATTAAGTATTTCGAGCATCTACTCATGATGCCTAAAGTGCTAGTTACTGAGGGTATACTTCTTATCCGCATTCTACGTGATAATGACTCAGATGAATGGACAATTCAATGCCCCTCATTCGGTATTCCCGATACAATGGATGCTCCTAAACCGGTTTTTATTATCCACGATGATAAATATAATGTATGGGAGCCCTTAGTTTTCTATGCTGGAATGGATAAGGCAGTTGTATCATTTGACTCAGCGTCACTACGGAAGTTAGGACAGATAACTTCTACTTCAATTAGTCAATGGTTACGGCAGATTAGAGAAAAGGGCGTTGCGTGTGGCCGCAGAGAGACACCGCCCTATACATGGACACCTAAGGTGTCAGCAGATTCTGTACCAGTCCCCACAGTAAGCCAAATTCTCGGATTCTGCTTAAAGGCAAAAATAGATCCTCGTGGTATTGTCCGTGAACGTAGCAATCGGTTTGTTGGTTTCCTCTTTCAGAATTCAGCCAATAAGCAGTTTTTTGTTCCTGCTAGAGATGACGGCACAAGCTTACACGCCTTCCCGCGATTCTACGAAAGCAAGGCGTTACTTCCTCCACCTACCCTCAGTGATCTAGCAAAGTACTATAATGAACAAAATTACTTTGGAACCGACGGACTTAAGATTAGCAAGATTTTGATGGCTGAAGGTGATGAGCAACCTGCTAGATATACATGTGTTCTGCTCCAATGCGGTCTGGTCTTACCTATTGAACCAACGCAGGAAACGGGCGGTCTAGATGTTCAGCACTTATCCGATTTTCCATGGGATTTGGATGAACGTCTGTCACCTCTTCCTTCAACGGATTCTATGTCAGCGACTGATGTGGATACTGCTGAGGGTTTCTTGAAGGAGGCATTTGAATATCTCAGATTGATTCTAGCAAATCACTTCAAGAGGGACGCAGAGGGGGAACAGGTATTACGAAATATTGTGGCTGAGCGGAACAAGATAAATTTACCCTTATGGGAAAAGCGTCGGCGTATGGATATTCTGCTACAACCCGTAGTTCATCGCTTTGTGAAGGAATCGCCGTATAGTGGTTCATTGAAGAATTTACCTCGTATTCGCAAGAATATTGGAAATCCTGCGACCCAAAGCAGTAATTGCCCACCCGGAATTGCGTCGTGGTCTGAAACCAAATGTATGCTTCATACACCTTCTGAGAAATTGATGGTTGCTCGTTTAACCGATGAGATGCTGAGAAATCCGTGGGCCTTTGGCGAAATTCAAGAGGGCAAAGTCAGTCGTGTTCGTCCTTTATCAGGTACAGTTGAAACTGCCACCGAAATTTTAACGACTGATACATTTGCCTTTGAAGGCCAAAAGAAGACAAAAAATAAATATGCACAGGGTTTGACATTTGCGGAAGAGCAGCCGAGTACGTTGGAAATACTAAAAGCAGTTTTGGGTGGAGATCTTGAAGAGTCTGCTTCTTTAGTTGAGCAAATGACGCGTGCTGAAGCAAAGGCGTACCATTTGGAACTTCCCTTATCTTTTAGAGGTCTCTTAAAACTTTTTGTTGGAGGTTCTGCTTTAACAGCGGATGAGAGACTAACATTCGGTTTAGTCCAACTTTTTAAGACGATATATCAGCGGGATTATTCTATAGATGATATTCATGGAGTTGTGAAAAATATGTTAGTAAAACTGAAGGCTCCAGCAGAAGTAACTGAGGGCGGTTGGAGAAGTTCACCATATGATTTCTTTGGCCTATCTGTGGTAAATAGAAGTCAATTAGCTATGTTAACCACATCTGTAACAGGTAAAGTGGAGGTAAAATATTATTTTAATCCTAATAATACAAATTGGGATCATATTATTTTGTTTTGGGGAGACGCTCCAGATTTAGTTGTTGATTTACAAAATAATCCATTGATACCGATGATTTCTATTCCGAGAGAATTGGCCGCAGCCTTGGAGGCAATTCGTGGAACAACAATGATAAAAACTGTAGATGATTTGAAGGCTTTGCCGCCTCCTCAGCCGATTATACCTCTTGTAGTAGTGGGTCCGCAACCACAACAGGTTGTAGAAGAAGAAGATGATTTAGAGCCGCAAGCAGCAGTAGAACAAGCACCAGCAGTGATTGAGCAGCCAGCCCTTGAAGAACCAGCAGCTGAATTTACTGAAGTTGTTGAGACTGCTGAACCTCCAGCTCCTCTTCCCGCTGAACCTCCTCTTCCTCCAGCAGAAGCAGCAGAAGCAGCAGCAGCAGCAGAAGCAGCAGAAGCAGCAGAAGCAGCAGAAGCAGCAGCAGAACCAGCAAAAATAGATATTCCTCTTCCCTCAGAAGTGGAACAACCTATAGAAGCCCAAGCTGAGCAGTTAGAAGTGTTAGAAGCTAATCAAATACAAGAGGCTCAGCCGAGCCCTGCTCTACCGCCAGCCGCCGAGCCGCAAATACCCGATCAACCTCCTCGTCCATCAGACTTAGACGCAGAACCTGAAACGTCTGATTATCTGGATGAAGCACTACCAGAGCCAGCTCCGTTACCTGCTCCCCGTAATTCATCTCCAGAATCCGCCGATACACGTTCAGCTGCATTGAATAGTGCCAGTAGTTAGTATCCGGAAGATGATTAACAGGGCCAAGCATATTACCATAGGGATTTGTAGTCTTTACCTCCTTCACCCTCTTCCAATCATAGATTGCTAGAGTGCCGTTGGGCTTCCTATAGACCATATCAATTGACCCCGAAATCATAACAGAACGGTCCCACACCAGCCACTCCGTTCGGAAAGGCTTGAACTTAGAGCCAACCTTCTGCTGATACTTCAAGAACATCTCCCACTCCGGTGAAAGCATCGGTTCGTAGTTATCTCCTGCTAGATTGCCAACAGGGTCAGCATTATAAAACCGCTCAATATCCAAGTGCATCCGTGTTCCGGCCTCCGACGCTGAAGCACCATTCGCAGCCCATCCAGTCTTAATTTCCTCATCTGTCTTACCGTAATACTTGCTCAACGCAAACTTCTCAGGCTTGCTACGCATCTTTGCGATAATCAGATCTGGATCAAAATGCGAATGACATGCTCCTACAATCTTTGTACATGAAACCCATCCTGTGGAATCTCCATCAATAAAATATGTATGGGTTTCCTCAACAAACGAGATATGATCATCCCGCTCATGCTTATTAACTACTGCTAGACGCTGCCATGGAAGGGCCCCATCGGATACGGATTGCGGCATTTTACTCTTTAACTATTCAAAAAAAGTTTTAAGGTTCAAATTTATTTCCAAAGAGTTACAGACACCACAATTTTTCCATCTTGTTGTTTTGCTGCGACTGTTTGAACTTTTATAGAAGTCTCAAGAGGATTTACAATCCGAATTTCACCCTTAGGATAATCTGGCGGCGGCGGCATATCTATCTTCCGTTTGGTCTGAGCATACAGGCCAAAACTTATGGCCATAAGAATAATAGCCGCAATATATCCTGGAGTCCAAGGTTCATGAAATACAAGAATATTTGCTAGAGACCCCAGCAGAGAACCAGAAGATTGAGCAAATTCTACGAAGAATGCGTTTGAATGTTTAATTGTCGCATATTTTGTATTTCGCACAAGAAGTTTAATGATAGGCAGAGCAACACTTACACAGGTTATACGAATAAGTCCTTCTTGGCTTTGTGTAGCAGCAATTAGAGAAGGGCTCCATTCTGTGACCTCTTTACTAAATATTCCATACGCAATGATAAGAAAAGATGCAATTAGACTTGTAAAAAGAGTCATTTCAACAACACGTATATCATAATTATCCCATGAAGCCTGCATAAATTCTTGGGATACATTCATAACTCCAAGAAGAAAAGCGGCCACAATTGCTGTTGGAATACCAACTTTATAATTGACTCTAGCAATATCCTCTTGGTCTGTAAAGATGGCAGCAAAACCAATGCTAAAAGCTGAAGCCAAACAGAAGAGGGCTGCTCCGAAATGCCACCAGGTAAATGTTCGGTGAAGAACTACTTTGCTTAGCACAATTGTAAATAGGATACTTGTGCTAATTAAAATCGCAAATACACTGCCGGGCATAGAATTTATACTGATATGACGAAGGATTGTGATAGAAAAGAGAAGACCTCCTGCTGCTATATACTGATGCCAATATGTTTTTTTAAGACCCTTACGGCTAGTATACTGATACAAATATACAGGAATCATAAACAGCCATACTTGATTGCTAAGAAAGGCTGTATATGCTGGAAGCAAAAGAGGTACTTCATTATAATTTAGACTCTTGATAGCAACAATTTCTCCTGCAGAAGTGATTGCGTATAAGAAACCATATGCAAGTGCTTTAGCAAACATTTCACTAATGATACTTCAGTAGTAGAATAACATCAAATTTACATATTAAAAACCCCCGTCCTTAATATGGTATGGAATCGTATCCTACCGTGCGACTGTCCATTAGAATAACAAAATCAAATACAGAGCCTATGCTTTGTGATTTAGTTACACCAACTCCAAAACAGAAACTTAAGAATGTAAGCTTCGGTTCAGTAGATATATTTTACATAACGCCTAGACAAAAAATTATTATTTGTGGTCTCTGTTCACCTATTCCATCAATAAAGCCAATACATAAGAAGCGGCGATTTAGTATTTAGACCGATGAACATTTCAAACCAGCCTTGAATAAAGGTTTAAAGTATGTATATACAGTACAAACAATGAAGGTGTTTATATTATGCTTTTTATCTGGAAATGACCTTGACGATATACGTGTGTGTATAGATTTTGAAACAGCAATGAAATTTCTTGAAAAATATAAGAAATCGCATCAAGTGCTTGAATACAATGTTACTGAAGGAATAACAGATGAATCTCCTCTTTTTTCATATTCTTATAAGGATAGAGATTTAGTAAAGGATACATTTTAGACCGTTTTCTTGTCTTGTTATACGAATTCGTTTATATTATAGAAATGCCGGTTTGAAATATTTATGGGTCTAAACGGCTACTCCACCACGCCCACCACGCGTTCCACCCCTTGTGACTCCACCACGGCCACGACCACGACCACGGCCTCGGGTAGCACCGGCAACCTCAGCCGCAACTGATGCGGGTAACACGGGTAAGACAATTTCCACAGGTGCTTCCACTGCTTCGCCGCCCTCTCCGACCAAGGCCGCTGACAAGGGACCAAAGGTACGCCGGCGGAAGATAAACCAGCGATTCAGAAAAGAGTACTCCCGCAACTTAGCCGGCATAGAGAATCGCCCCTTTGTCTCATCGTACGTCTTCTTGAACATCCCGCTGCTTTCGGCAAGTTTCATAGCAGTTAGTTCAGCAGACGTCAGAACATCAATACCAATCTCTGCTAGACGTGACTGTAGATACACATAGTTCACCAAGTATTCCTCATGACCCTCTCCGATGGTGATGAAGTTCACCTTAACCTTCCGACCCAAACCCGCATCTGAATCAGGCAAAGTCTTCTCATCCTCTACTGAGTCATACATCTTCTCAACAGACCACATCTCCGCGTCACCCTCCTTGCCCATAAGAACACCTCCTAGAGCCAAGGGTGTCAACGCATTGTAAACCGTCTCACCATTGAAGCAGCAGCCAATGAAGAAACCACCCACTTTCAGATTGTCTGCCAAGTTCTGGATAAAACCATCAACTGTCGTCCTATCCTGAAAGAAATAGTGAAGCGTAAACATACTGCTAATCACGTCAAACTTTGACGCAGCCTTCCCAGCCAAGCCAGCCGCCGCCAAGAAAGGAGGGACCTTGCTAGAAGAACCGGGTGTGCCATATAGAACCCGCAGCAAATTCTGGTCATCTGGTGTGATTCCAGCATCGCCTGTTACAAGAGGACGTTCGCAGCGACCCTGTACGAAAACCATAGGAGCAACCTCCGCATACTCCAACTTCTTATTCAAGTAGCGGCGATAGGCTCCATCACGCGGATTTACAAGAGAATCCTCTGCTAGTTCAATACCAAGCACGAAACCAACCTTAGCCGAAGCCCACTTATGTAGATCACCCGCCTTTCCACATCCCATATCCAGCAGAGCCGATCCTGCTTGAATCGTCCGGCCAAATAACATCGTATTTTTGATGTAATTGTGGAAATCACGCAGATTCTTGACCTTGTATTCATTACGCAAGTCAACCTTCGCAACATACAACTTCTCAACTGCTGGAGCCCCAGTAGCCACCGGCTCTTCATCAGGAGCAATCTCAACCAAACCCTGGACCATTTCTTCCGTAATTGGGTCGTGAATGGACGCCCATACAGAATCAGCCACCTTCTCTCCATTGAGTGAACCGCCCACTACACCCCGACGGTAGGCCTCCGTCTTATCCCAACGGATACGCTGGGGAATCCAACGCCAACCCGGAGCCGCTTCCGGATTATAGGACATCTCCACAATCATGTTGCTTTCAATCGGCTGGCCATCAGCTACACAGCGAATAACTGACTCCGCAATATCCGTCTCCCGACCATCTGTCGCCACAGCCACGTGGCAGATTGAAGCATAGGCGTCCACCGGATCTAGCGGATGGAAGACAATGGGCCGGTAATCATCCGTGTTTGCCTCCGGCAAGGGAAGCATCTCCAAAATCGTCTGCCGCGGGTTCTTGAATGCGGGGTCGCGAACACCACCTACATAGAGACGCAGTGTCTTATACGTTACAAGTTCGTTTGTATCAGGCCGAATCTTGGTCTGTACAACCTCATCCGCCCAGATATTCCCATCATCGTCAACCGCCCGCTCAGCAATTACAAGGAAATCCACTGTGTTCTTAGAAACTGGCTTCCATTTGAACTGGGCTGACCATGTACCAATCGTGCTAGGCAAGGCCAACGCATTCGGTGTGAAGATAAGACCATCTGTTTCATACGGTGCCATCTTGACTGACTCCAGCATGGCCGCTGCTTCCACGAAAATCTGACGCTGAGGAGCGGGCGGCAAGGCAAACTTGAAATTCTTGATTCCAATGGAAAGTTGCTGGGTCAAGGGAAGCTTGAGTGTTTGACGGCACATCGAGAGTCCAGCAATAGCCTCCTTGAGAAGACGATAGCGTGACTCAATCTCAACGGGAGCACCTTCTGTCCCAGCCTCAGCAGCAGCCAAGGAAGAACTTACGAAAGGCAGCGGCCGACAGTCCTTTCCACCACGAGTTGCTAGAATGTCAAAGGCATAGAAGGTATTCAAAGGGGAACCATCCTTACTCTGCTGGACCCATTCGCCATCCAGCACAAGTCCACGCCAAACCGCCGGGTCGCAAGCCAGACCCGTTGCGTACACGTTCATGTTCATATCCACCAAATAGACCTCTCCACCCTCCTGCTTCTCATTCGCAAACACAGTCAGTAGAGCACGCAGACCATCTGCCTTATCTGTTACGTTATATCCGCCATTTAGTGAAAGAAGCGATACTGTATCAGGTGTATTCTCTGCTGGAGGCAACAGATGCTTCTTCTCAAGCGTAACCGCCTTGGGTCCGGGAAACTTGTTATTCTGGCCAAAGAAAGCCTTGAATGAATTTAAGACATCAACACGCTGCTTGTTCTTAATCAAGGCAAATGACTTCTGCTTACCCTGTAGGGCTTGTCCAATCTTGCTCAGCAGAATCATAGGCTCGTCACCCACCTCCTCCGCAATAGCCTCTACCTCCACCTCATATCGTAGAGGCCTTCCAAGAATATCAGCCTCCTTGAATGATAGCACCTTGGCAAACTGTCCATTAGGATTATAGGGCGACTGACGGACAATACTCAGGTCAAAACGGGCACCCTTGTTGGTAGAAAGAGAATACCGCCGAATGTATCGGAAACTCTTAACTAGTGTAGGCCAGCGAAGCATAACCTCTTGAAACTTGAAATCATCACGAGCCACATTCTGTTCACGCTTCAACTTGAGACGAACATCATACTCCGAAATATCCACTGCTTGAATATCCCGAATACTTGCCTTAATATTACAAGTTGCGGAGTCGGGCAACTTATTAGTCTGACAATACTTCCGTACAGCATCTTCACCTGTAATTACAAATCGCATTCCATTTTCCAAAATAATCGTCAGATAAGGCGGCTGAACTTCCTCTTGGAGACCGAGGCTGCGGCAACGCTTTAGGATATCCATCCATTGCGTAGCATCTACATTCTGGATTACTGCTTCCAGCTCGGTGTCCTTCATTCTCCGCCATACGGACCAGAGAGCCTTAATTTCATCGTAGTCTGTTTTACGGAGTTCCATACCTACAATATGCGGATAGTTAGTAGTTTCAATTTTTAAGGGCTGCGGCCCTGTATATCCATCCCATTAGTTCCTGCTTTGTTAGTGTAGGCAGCGACCCTTCACCCGTTGCCTGAATTTTTGCCTTCAGTTCTGTGATAGAATCGGGAATTGAGACAGAAGCGGGTGCCAGCCATTTCCAGCCTAACTTATTTGCTAAAGTCTTGAATTCCACTGTAGTCGCATAGGGTCCCGATGGACCAACTAACCAGTCTCCAGATGAGCCATCAATACATACAACTCGTTCCTTTATAGGAAGCCCTGTAGGATAGCAGATAATCCTCTGATTCGCAGGGAATACTACAGCAAGGGTCACACCACACCAGACTGCTATAAAGTCGCAGACAGCCGAGGACAACTTATCCTTCAAGCATGAATCATAATCCCATGCCCATTTCTCAAGTGCTTCTACCTTTAAGAACCAGGACACAAAATGCGATTTAATCCAACCACGCGTTCTCCCATTATTCTGCTTGTAGACTTCATCAAAACGCTGAGAAATCTCAGAAATTATCTGACGAATTCCATTAGCATGAGTCACCTTATCACCATACCTGAAAAATGGGTCGGATGAAATACAGGGAAGGGCAAGTGGATGCGGCGGCATACTTTCATGAAGTATTTTCCATCCTGTACCTGCTAGCCACTCGGACTCAGTTTCAATAATATGCATTGTTTGCTTCTTTAGGGCGGGAAGCGAACAGTGCCTATTTGTATTTGTTTGTATTTCATTGTTTAAAGTTTTCCAGGAAGCATAAAGTGTCATGCTGCTCTAGTCAATTATCCTTACTTCTGTTTAAATGAGTTAATGAGTGTTTCACGTTCCGACAGTTCAGCACGGTTCTTCTTCACAAACTCTATGAACTGTTCTAAGGAATCAAAAGTCTCTTGGTCTAGAGCAGCAATATCAAAAAAAACACCATTCGCATTTTCGCTGTAATGAATATTCTTCTTTTGAAGCAGACGAAGAATCTCAAGATACTCAGGTTCTCCAAGTTGTTTAAGAGCATTTAAAAACTTTTCACGACGAGAATATTCAGTGGAGTCCATTAAGTTTGGGTAAGATCTTATAGAGCAATTACTTCCGCAGGCGGTGGTTCAACAAGTTTACCTTCTGCTGGTTGCGGCCCCGCCTCCTCAAGTGTACCCACAGCCATGATAAATTCATCATGAGACTGGAAACGGGTCTTAAGAACCTTCACTCGAATTTTCTGCCCAACCTTAAGTCCATCAAAATCCACATTTCCTTGATGAAGATCACGGGGCATCAGAACACGGAGACAATTCTCAAAAGCAGCATAGGCACCCATCTTGTTAACCTTTAGTACCTCCGTTTCTACAAGATCGCCAACTGCTGGATACAATACGTCACACTGAATCTTACAACGGAATACAAAATCACTTGTAAAAGTACCAGACTTAGACATTCCACAGGTACGGCTCAAAAGTTTTAAACTCTTTTCCTTGATAAATCCTTGGGGAGAGCAGCGGCCCTCTAACTTTTTGCGGAGTTGGAGCGTTAGGAAACCGTCCATATCCACGGCTGCCATTTCAAATTCTTTAGGTGTCAGTACCGCTTGTTCTTCAAGAAAACATGGATGATACATCTATTTCTTCTTAAAGGTTGGATTTTAAGTCATCAAATTTTTCTTAATATAGTAGTCAATTTTAATAGGATACTATTCTGCTCCAAAGAGCAGTATGCTACATCATTAAACCTTCACCATAATTATAAATTCAGACAAATTTTCCTATTATGATAGTCAATTTTAATAGGATACTATTTTGCCCTACTTCGCCTTCGGCCACTGAGAACCAGGTGCGTCATATGAGCGTTTAAATTCCACCTCATTCAAGAACCAACGCTTCCCACCAACACGACGAGCATCCATCAGACGGCAGATAAATTCCAAATAAATACACAGTGTCTGTTGTTTCATATCCCCCGTTTCCTCAATAAAACTCTTACGTGCTGTAGACTTTACCTCCTTCCCAATCAAAGAGAGCGGATACATTGCCTCTAATAGCTCAGTGTCACCCGCTGCTTGAACAGCATTCCGTAGAATTTGGATTTTGAGTAAATGTGGCTCCTTATTACTTACACCCACACAGTCCGCTCCATCTGATCCAGCACCACCAGGCGTATTTTCAACTGTCTTTGTTGAGAGAACTCCCGCCGCCGGCTTCGCAACCATGAAACCAAAAAGCCGACCACATTTGCTATTAATTGTCACAATCGGAGCCCCAGCCATTCCAGCAGCCTCAGATGAATCTGTAGTCGCAGCCGCAACAAAAGGAGCCAAACTGCTCGGACATGCTGTATAAATCATTTGTCCAGTCCGTTTACAGAAAGTATCTACGCGATTATTTTTGATATCTAGCAAGAAGTATCCATCAATATCGGCACTCTTGAATGTATTGCGTTTCAAGGCCGAAGAAAATCCAGCCAATGCCGCAGGAAGTTTTCCCTTTATAAATCCATCATACAGTTTTTGCTTTGATGCGTAGGAATAGAAATGGTCAAGACCAAACGCCAGAAGAACAGCGGTTGTTTCTGCTAGATTCTTGAAGCGGAAGGCGATTGTACCGAGGTCATCTAAACCTTTCATCTTTGCCTTTAGATCGTCGGGTACTGTAATTTTGCTTGCTTCGGCTCTTTCAAGTGCTCCTTTCACAAGTTCTAACCATTGTATGGGTGATTCGCCAACCACGGTTATACTCTGTCGTGTTGAGCCTGTTCCTGTTGTTACAGCCGTTCCTGTTGTAACTACACTACCCGTATTATCATCTTCCTCCTCTTCTATAACAGTGCCAGCCCCCGCATTAGAGGGACGGGCCACACGCGTATCTGTACCCTCAAAAGGTCCCAGCTTGGGTCTAATGACTGTGGACCATAACTTATCTCCTACCGGATTATTGTAGCGTAGGGCTAAAGGTATTGATGTATCTGTGACTTCCCGGGGCTGAAAGATAACATAACCCGCCCTCAAAATCAAATAGCCAGGCCGTCCCTTGTATTTCAATTCAAATGACCGATTATTGATAACAGTGGGCAAAGCCTGTGATAAAACCTCATCGGGCAATTCAGAATATAATCCACGAACTTCACTGATAGGCACATACGGCTTAACTGAAAACATCTGTCGCAACGCACTTTCACGCAAAAGAATATAGCCACGAGCATCACGTACCGTAAATGTGCTTAAATCTAGTTGTTCTTCTCTTATTGACGAGATATCAAGACGGCAACGGAAGGAACATTCTTGGTAATCACACATGTTAGAATTTGCCTTATCTGCTAGCATAATTTCCCCCAAATCATTGCCCTGTGCATCAATGTGATGCTGCTTGATATCGCCTGTTAGTAAGATACCCTCGTGATTTAAGGCACAATCCCATGCCCCCATCTTAAGTTGGCGTTGAACCTTTCCAATTGACTTTGCCTTCTGTACTGCTAGACGATAACTATACGCATCACTAGTCTCA